TGTTTAACTAATTGTCTTGCTACAAACACAGGTGCTTGAATATAGAATTGCAACTGTACGTGTCCAAAAGGTGTCCAATGTCCATGCTTTGCCAAGTATCGTATAAGCTTATCGTCTCGTCCTGGTTTAAATTGTGACATTCTTTTTGCGAACGAGACTCTTGCTGCATTCACAACAGTTAAGTCACTTCCCATAACATCTACTAATTTTACGTTGGATTTCATAATTCGTTCACTTCTTCACTTGACATTTGTTCTCTAATTTTTGCCTTGTCCTTGGGATTCATTACAGATCCTGGCCCTATTTTTAATGTGTCCCACTCCATTTCACTTGTGAAATCGTCCATTGGCCCATTACGCATCTTCTTACAATCGAAAGTTATACATCTATCACTATTTGTCCATGTCTCCAATGCGAAGGCTGCATCAGCCGCATCGAGTATGCCTTTTGCGAAGCGTGCTTCGCCGGTTGCATCGGTTTGGTAAGGAGAGAAAATCAATACTTCATAATCTTGTGCGTATTGTTTTAGTGCCTTACTTACCTCTATTTGTTCTGTCCAATCATATTGTCCTTGTCTACTAGGGACTGAGGATCTTTTAACTTGGTTTATGTAATCTACTACAACTAACTTAACATCTAGAGTTGATACTCTGTGTTCAATCTCAGACTTAATTTTTGCTAGAGTTAATGCAGGGTCATATACTATATCCATTTGAGTCTTTCTAAGCTCTAATTTAGTTACCTCCTCTTGAAACTTATTAAAATCCTTTGTTTCCATAAATTTATTTAAAGTTTCTTTGCTGTCATTGAATCTTCCTGCTTGAAAATGGGCCAAGTCTTCATACTCACTGTTAGATAACATTCTTTCTTGCAGTCTCTTTATTGGAATTCCCGTAGCTATTGACACCATACGTCTAAAAGTTTGCTCTTTAGTCATTTCTATTGTAAAGTATAAAGAACTGTTGTCTTGAAGATACTGATTTACTATTAAGTTTGCACAAGTAAACGATTTACCTGCTCCTCTTCTGCCTCCAATAAGTATTAAATCAGTATTAGTAAATCTCATACTTTGATCGTACTCATCATTTAAGCCTAAAGGTAGGTACCTTTCCATTTCTGCTTCTGTTTCTAGAATTGAAATCTTCTGCATACTAACAGATTCAACATCTAAATCTACTTTAGATTTTACATTTAGTACTATATTCTCTACTGCTTCTATATTTTCTTCTGCTCGTGACATTGCAACCGAATTGTCTAAGTACTTATCTACTTCATCTAAAATTTCGCTTTGAGTGAATTCATTTTTTAAGTATTCTAATAGTAGATAAGGTTCTGAGTCGATGTCTAAAGATTTTAAAGCTGTTACTTTCTCTTTGATTTCTCTACTTGGGATGCTTAGTATGAGATCGTCAAAAGTGGGAAGTTGGTTTTCAACTGCAAAATGTTTAGTTACCGCTCTATGTATAGACTGGTATTCTTGTGGTAGATAATGAGCATGCAGATTCCCCCAGGTTTCCAAGTCCTGTTCTTTGATTATAGAGCTGAGCAGAGCAGACGGTATATTCATTATTCTTACATTTTAAAGATACAAGAAAAGGCAGAGTGTTATAAACACCCCGCCCCTTCGAGACCCCTTAAAGAATTAGCCTGCGGCTTTTTCTTTACGTGCTGCGCCATCGTAGTCAGATGCTACGAGTCCGCGACGGGTTAACATAGTTTTAACACCACGTTCTGTTTTGCCGATTTCATCAGCAATTTCTTCTACAGACATTTCAGAAACATCACCCAACGCTGTTAACGGATCAACAGTGTTAGCGGCTTTAGTTTCTCGCTGAGGAGGAATAGCGTCAATTTCACCCGTTCGGAGGAAAGACAAAGCTTTACCACGAATTGAGTTAACTGGACGACTTAGGGCTTCTGCGATGTCTTCAACAAAAGATCCGCTTGCAACTAGACCCAAGAAAGTCTCTTCTTCAGCAGGAGAGTAAGTTCGGATAGAAGCAGGCTTCTCTGTTGGTTTAACATGAGAAGTCAGTTCCATGCTGAGAATTTTGCCTTGGATAGACTTAGCGGTGTATTTGCCGTCAGCAAATGAGTCCGCAATTTCAGCATAGGTGAATTGGCCAGAATTACCCTCTACAAAACTGGAAAGGGTGGCTTCTTCAGCCGGTGAGAATGCACGGGTGTGTGCGGTGGAAGCCAGTTCGACTTCATAGCCCATTTTACGGAGCTTTGAAGATACCGACCGAGAGCTTGTGCCAAGCGATTCTGCAGTTTCTGCAACGGTAGCTTGAGATACCGGGCTTTCGTCGCCTACAAAATTTTCAAGTTCTGTAGTGCGCGAATCAGTCCACTTAGGTACTGCCATTATGAATCTCCTATTAGTTCATTTATTTCGGTTATTATTGTAATTCCCATTTCTGTAGCTTTCTTAACCTTTGAAGAGGCTATACCACTTTCATTAACTAAGAAATCTGTTCCTTTGGAAAGGTTCTCCTTTACGACATAGCCTTTCTTCTGCAATAACGCTTTAGCTACAGCTTTCGTCGGAAAAGTTTTTAATTTACCACTAATGACGACAACCCCTTTTATACTTTGTGTGCTTTGTACTTCTCTATTCCAACTGAATGGAAGAAATTCGTACCCATTTAAATATTGAGTATTGTACCATCGTAATAAATTGTCTGTTACTTTAGGCCCAAGTCCTGCTTTACGGCAAGTTTGCGTGTCTATTTCAGATACGTGGTGTACTACACTACATAACTTATCAGATGCTGTTCGTCCTAAAAGTGGTATTGAAAATGCTGGCAATAGTTCCTGTAGATGGGCTTGCTTGGATTTTTCTATTTCTAAAAGCAATTTATCTGCTACTAACTCGCTGCCTAGTTTCAATACTGTATAGTCTCGACGTAAATTATAAATATCGTCGATCCTAGATAGTCCCAGTTTTTCTACGGACTTGGGGCCAAGTCCTTTTATTTTAAGAGTTCTAGCGAAATGCTGAACTACCTTTTCTACTTTTGCTGTACAGTAACTGTTTTCACAATATACTAAGTCGTTTCTCCATATTAGTACGGAGTTACAACTGGGGCAAAATTCGGGGGGTAATATCTCTGCAAACACTTATTATTTCTCTCAAATTGTCTATATATTATAACAGAGTCGGGCTACTATTGTCAAGAATTAAATTTCCACACGTCCTGTGATTCTCGGGATAATTTCGCCAGACCTAATGACTTCGACTTTACATCCAATTTCTAAACCTAGTTTTTGTATGTATGCAATGTTGTGTAAAGTAGCTCTACTTACTGTTGCTTCACCAATTACAACAGGTTCTATTATAGCTACAGGAGACACAACCCCTGACTTTCCTACTTGCCAAACAACATCTAATAAAGTAGAAACATGACTTTCGGTGGGTTCTTTTAAGGCAAAAGCCCCTCTAGGGTGGTGTGCGGTGTAGCCTTTATCTGTGAAATCAGCTTCATTATCAATCCGCCATACTACTCCATCTTGAGGAAATTCATTATAGTCTGATTGTAGTACTGTACGAAACCCCCAATCAGCTAGTAATTTCATGTTTTCTTTATAAGTAGTTTGTATTGCGGGAACCATACCATGAGCTATAAAGGATAGACTTCTATTTAAAAACTCTATTGGGTCTTTAAGGTTTAAAGCTCCAGCAGCATAGTTTCTAGCATTGGGAATGGTTTTATGGGCCACTACTTCTCCTAGAATTTGTAATTTATGAATGCCCATAAATACAGGCACTGGTATTGTTTTTGGAACCATAAAGTTAGTTTTAAGACTGAACTTATTAGTAATATCAATTCCTTCTCTACCGTCCCCTCGTGTAGCTACTTGGGATAGAAACCCATCCTCGTATACTACAGAAATAGAGGCTCCATCTAGTTTAGGGGTGGTAAGAACTGGGCCAGAATATTCAAATAAAGGATGCTCTGCACCTTGGTGAGTATACCATTTATTCAAGCTATACATACGAAAAGGATGTTTAACTCTAGAACCCTCTACTGTGTATCCTACTCTTGGATTTTTTACAAGATCGGATAAGATATCGAAAGCCTCGTCAGTCATTATAGGGGCTCCCTCATAATAAGCTTTACTGGCTTGTTCAAGTAATTCTAAAGTTTCGTTTTTCATGAGACATATTATCGCATAAAATCAGGTCGCAGTCAAGAACTATTATAGGCTTTACTGAAAGCATCTTCAAAATATTCTAGGATCGTATCTTTTCCTTCTGCTAGAGATAATATCTCCACTAGTCCTGAGAAAAGCTCATAAGAGTTTGATAGATCAAGAGGTATAGCTATTCCATCTTTTGAAGGTTTCCATACCTCACTAAAATCTAAGTAGTATTTACGAAGATGTAAATACTCAACACCATGAAAGTTATTTACAGTTAGACGAGTTTGAGTCATGCCATCTTTTGAGACATGAACGATACGACTATATTCTTCAGGAGTCTGCCATATATCTACCATTACCTATCTCCATTCTGTAGAATGAAGGATAATGGTACTATGCTGGTAATATTTGAAGGGCGTAGTAGCCTATAGGAATCAGTATCCCAGCAAAAGAGCAAGACGCTGCTATCGTCTTCTTTAGCTCTATTATGTTTTTCTTTTATATAAGGGGTACTAAAATCTAAAGTACAGACGTTGTATTTTAGTTTCCCCGAATTAGCACTTTTGTAAGTGATTACGGCATCGCCACACTGTCTTACAGTTTTTTTAAATTCATCTTTTGTCACACGGATTTTCCTACTACAATCCGCGTTATGGAGGTACTACAGTTTAGCTATGATAGGCTGGGTTGCTTATTATAGGCGAAGAAAAGCAGGGACTATGCCCCTGCGATCCTTTAATTTATGGCTGAAATTACACCAGCTAGGTATTGAGCAGCTTTTCCAGACAACTTATCAATGATATCCTCATCGACAGGTTGACCTGCATCTGTTATTGCTGCAATGAGTTGTTCTTGCATTGCCTGCTTACTAACTCGTCCAGTACCTCCGGTGCTTTGACCGCCATTTTTTGTAGCGGGAGCTTTCTTAACGTAAACTCCTGCTCTTGTCAGAATCATTCTAACCCCGTTGGGGCTTTCTTCGAGTTCTTCTGCAATTTCTTTTACAATCTCCATACTTGTTTCTGGAGTTGCTTCCCGTGCTTCATAATGTAACACGGCTACTTTCTTTTTCTCATCTGTCCAGGCCACGTATTTTCTCCTATACGTTATGGTTTTCTAAAAATTTTATATATTATCCCAAAATTCAACTTGTATGTCAAGTATTATTTTTTATCGAGCTTCTAGTAATGCTTTGTATTGAATGTCTTCTGCTCTTTCATCCGTCCACCGATGCCCACAGTCCCAACATGTCATAACGGGTACTATAACCGCTATTAACCTATTGTTAAAGTCGAGTTGAATGATATCATTCTCTTCCTCGAATTCAGGTGAATTACATTCTGGACATATCATTACTAATTAGGCTCCTGAAGTGGAGGAAGTTTTACTAAACTTTCTCCTGCTACTAGGTTAGTACGAGCAGATAACTTCTTACATAATGCTCGCACTTCCGCAATTACTGTTTCTCTATCCTCAAGAAGGTCACTTATACGGGCATAAGCCCTGTAAAGTTCTTCATTTAGATCTTTAATCCCCTTTTGATACACTTCTTCCACAGACATGCTTTTCTGAGTCATTTTCATTCGTCTTCTTCTTCGAGCATTAAGTCTCGCACTACGTCAAGCTTCTCACTAGCTTCAGCTACCTTCTCTACTTGACTGTCTATTGCATCAATAATATCTGGATGTTCTCCTATACCAGCAGCATTATTCATATATACTTCTATATTAGCTTTACCTACTGCCATATCACCCAAGTACTTCCATTCTAGCGCCTCTAACAAAGACTGACCTACATTACCTTTATTCATTATAATTCCTATTAATAATTAATCTTATTTTCTAGCATTCCTCTAGCGAATCCTTTAATGAAGCTTCGCTGCTTACTTAACATAACTAGCATTAATGGCCCTAATATCATACACATTAGGAAAAAAGTTACCCCTGCTATAAAGGTTCCGTATATGCTTCCTGCTACTGCATGATGTTTTTCCACCATTTTAACTAATTCCATTGCTGGCATAAAAATCTGCCATAAACACACTAATGCTACCATAAATGACCCTATAAAATACGTTATTAAATAATCCATTCACTTGCTCATCCTTGATTTAACATCTATTCCGTACTGTTCAAGGTGTTGTAACTTCCCTAAATCGTAAGCTAATTGAAAAGAGCTAAAACCAAATAATTTATCTAACTCCGAATCTTTAATAACATATATACAATAGCACTTAGAACCACGTAACTTCTCATAATCTATGCACTTAGCATAATCTTGATACCCTGCCCAACCATAATGCTTATATTGGCGATCCATTGTTAATTCGTATATTATTTCTGCTGCTGCATTATACCTAGGACACCATACTATTTCATTTTCTTCAAACTCTTCCGCTACACAAGCATCTGGCAGAATAGGAATACCTTTTTTCATTTCTTCTTGACTAGCTCGTTGTGGTACTCCAACCCTATTAATAATTCCTTTGATAAAAGAAGTAGATCTATAAAGATGAGAGGCTATTTCTAAAATAGAATCTCCATCCAAATACTCTTCTATAACTCGTACTATTTCTTCTGGTCTTGCTGGCTTACCTTTATTTTGAGTCTTTCTTTTATTTTTGTACTCTAACTTATCTTCGTACTCCTCTATAATATTAGCTAGACGATTAACATTATAAGATATATTTAGTATAGAACAGGCTTCTTTTTTGCTAATAGGTTTTTCACCTTCTAGTAGTTCTATTACATGTTGTATGTTTGTGTCAGTGAGCTTTTCGTGGGATTTCTTCTTCACGCGTCTCGGCACGGGGGTCTTCTCCTATAGCAAATTTTAAATACCAGATAGCTTTTTTAATATCTTGGTCACCAGGGTCTAAAAATTCAGTCTCCGTAAACTGTTTAAGCCCGGCTCTCCAAATGTATTTAAAAGCATTTAGTTTACAATATGTAGCAGTATGCTTTTCTCCAAAAGCCTCTACCATAGCATCAATGCATTCAATGTCTCCTTGAGTATAATGGGAAGGTTTATCTACTGGATGGTTACCCATTAAATATCTCCTGCTTTTCTAACTTCTGATCTTTCTATGTTGAAACCCCCAGGATAACGACTTTCTAATTTACGAATGTTCTCTTTAATTACTTCGTCAGGTTCGTATCCCAAAGCATTAACTGCATGTATCCAATACCAAATAACATCACCAAGCTCTCTCATAGCATGAAACCTAGCAGCATCATTCATTTCTTTGCCTTGAAAAATACATTTCTTTACTACTTCTGAGAACTCTCCTGTTTCGGCTTGTATACCTATGGCTGCTGTAATAAGCTCTGGCCAATTTACTTCAAAAGAGCTATCATCCCATTGTAATTCTTTTAACCTGTCTCTGAACGCTTCAGCATTTAAACTAGGTTCTGATGTGACTTCTAATACAAAATCACGATAACTACTTAAATCTATTGGTTTCATTAAATTTCCTTCTATTACCAATTATGTACTACATTAACTACTATCACTAGACAAGTAAGAAGATTTACGCTCACGAGAAAAGTTCTAACTACACAAATAATATCATCCCTACCTGCAGTTTGTTCATCGCTAAACGAACCTAATGCGTGCTTCCATACTGTCCATATTGCTTTTGTCACACTATCCTTCCTATTACTTTTGCATCTTCTATATTTAACTTATTAGGTTGAGAGGTTACTATTATCATTCCCCAACCGCAGTTAAATATAGCTTCAAATTCATCTAGTGTCATTCCCATTATCTGTCTTAACTCACTCCACCAAGGACTAAGAGTTAA